GCCACTTCATCCAAAGACATGCCGATATTTACTGATGAACAAGTAGAGGGGCGAAGTGAGCAGCTAACTCAAATGCATCTAGGCAGATACAATTACGCCGTTATCAATGATGTGCAGGATGAGAATGGTAACTCCGTTCCCGCTGGCCCTGTCGGTACGTGGGCAGCTCCTCGTGTTGATCCAAACAATGCCGCAGTTATGCAGATGTCTGCTGATTTTATCCGTGAAGAAACGGGTGGCAATCCTCAGGATGTAATGGACCCGCAAGCCTCAGGTAAAGCCATAGGTGCTGTTCAGCAGCGCGTAGATATGCAGACGCACATTCTTATGGATAACGTATCTAAGTCGCTTAAGCGCTGCGGTGAAGTCTATAGAGCCATAGCCGGAGAGATATACGACTCTGAGCGCATGGCAAGAACCATTGATGAAGATGGCACCGAATCATCCACTATCTTATTCGACTTTGTGATTGATCGAGATACCGGTGAGCCTAAATTCATTAACGATATTACGCGCGGTTCATTTGAAACTATCGTTGATACCGGCCCAGCTTACGCATCAAGAAAGCGCGAAACGGTTGATCAGTTAGAAACGATTGCAGCCATTGCTCCCCCTAATTACCAGCCATTTATATTCGCCAGCATTATCGAGAACATCGATGGTGTTGGGTTAGATCCGCTGAAAGAATTTAATAAGAAACAAATGCTAATACAGGGCTTGAGAGAGCCTGAGAACAAAGAAGAAATTGTGCTAGTAGAAGAGATGTCGCAGCAAACTAACGCGGAAGATGAGCTCATGCAATCGATGGCTAAGAAAGAAGAAGCCGAAGCGCAAGAGAACCTAAGCAACGTACAGAAAAATCAATCGCAATCACAACTCAATGTAGCGAAAGCCGCAGAGATTGCGCATGGCATTAACCTTGATCGCTTTAAAGCAGCTAATGACATTGTTGAAAAGCGGGCCGAGAGGGTACGAACAATTTAACTAATTTAAAAAGAACATGAAGAGGTCGCATTTTGCGGCCTTTTTTTATGTCCGGCGAAAAGTCGAGTGAAACCGTGGAGACGCGAGCAATGAGTGAAGAAGAAAAGGCAGTAGAACAGCAAGACGATATTTCCATTGGCGATACAGGCGTAACCCTCGACGGAGGGGAGCAACTGGTCGGTGATGAGGTTAACGAAGAAGTTGAGATCGTCCTCGCTGGTCAAGAAGATTCGCCATCTGATGAGGCAGCTAGTAAGCCTGACAATCGCGATTACATATTGCGACGAATGCAAAAGAAACGGGACAAGGTAGAGCAAGAAAACCTTGAGCTGAAGTTGAAGTTGGCTGCTAACAGTAGCCGGTCCGACAACGCAGAACCTCCTACGTTAGAGCAGTGTGAATACGACGATACACGATTTCAATCCGAGTTATCGAAGTGGCAAGCGGCTCAACAGGAAAGCTCTGTTAGACGGATTATTCAAGAACAGCAAGAGGGTCACCGGCTTGTGGCTGCTGAACAAGGCAAGCAGCAAGCACTAGAAACATACGCTGAAAACGCTAGCAAGTTAGGCGTCTTGGACTTTAACGAGTCGCAAGATAAAGCGATGGATATCTTGGGTGATGACTTCTCTGAACTTTTAGCTGTTCAGCTTCCAGTGGACTCACCAAAACTGATGTATTGGTTTGGTAAAAATCCTAAAGAAGCTGAGAAATACCGTGACCTATACCAGAGCAATCCGGGTGGGGCAACTTTTGAGTTAGGCAAGCTGGCTGCGAAATTGACAGTGAAACGCAAACATTCAAGCGCTGCCAGTCCTGAGCGAAAAATTGATGCATCCGGTGTTCCCGGTGGCAATTCTGATTTCCAGAAGCGCTATCAAGAAATTGATAAGCAGCTGGACAGTGGAAAGCTATCGATACAACAGGGTGTTAACAAGGTGCGCGAATTAAAACAGGAAGCAAGAAAGGCAGGCTTTGATGTTGCTCAACTTAAATAAATAGGTATAAAAAATGAGTAATCAAGCCAAGGTAGTTACCCGAGTATTGGGTGAAGAGTTAGAAAAGTTTGAAGCAGACAATATTTGTCTACGACAAGCAAAAGTAAAAAGAATGGGCGGCGAAATCGGCCATCGTTCGGAATTCACCGAATGGTATGACGCGCCTTACATTTCAACCACAACAGACGGTCTTGACCTAACAGGTGGATTTAACGAGACAACTGGTTTAGCAGTGCCGCATCGCGTTAGCACTTACACCAGCGTGCCCTTTAAGTTAACCAATACTGACACGTTAGACTCAGATGAGTTATCACGGAAGATGCGTTCAGCTATGCAGGCCATTGATAACCGCATTAACCGTGCGGTGGCCAATACGGTCGTTAACCAAGGCTCACAATTTGTTGGTAGAACCGCTGCATTAAGCGGCTTTGCTGACATTGCTGCGGTTGATGCGTTGCTATGTTCACAGGATGTGAGCCAAACAACTGACAAGACGATGATCCTAAACCCAACCGACTATAACGCAATGGCGGCTGATCTAGCTGTTAGACAGACAGTCAGGAACGGCGATATCTCAACTAACGCTTATCAAAAGGCATTAGTACAAGAAATCGCAGCAATGAAGGTGTTTAAAACTTCATTCGCTCCTGTTAAAGCTGCGGCGGCGGGTGGTGGTGCAATCACTGTTACTGGTGCTCAATCGTACAACCCACAAGGTGCCACGCTTGATGCGGAGGGTAACCCAACCAACGTTGATAACCGCTCAATGAACTTAACTGTATCGGCTACTGCGAACGTTGTAGTTGGTGATAAGTTCACTATCGGCGGCGTTAACGCTGTGTCGCTGCAAAACAAAAACGATACGGGTGAGTTGCGTACTTTCACAGTGACGGGCGTTGTTGATGGAACAACACTACAGATCAGCCCACCTATCATCGATGCAACGGCTGTGGGCAATACTACCGCAGCACAAGCGCAGCGTGATTACGGTAACTGTTCTGATGTTGCAGGCGGTGGCGCAGCCATTACGTTCGTTAACTACGATACTGCTGGCACTAACCTTTTCTGGGAAAATGATTCGCTCTGTATTAATACAGCGCCGGTTGTTGGCTCACAAGAAACGTTAGGCGGCATGATCTTAATGAACGCTACAACTGAGCTAGGTTTAAACGTTGTTGTTGCTAAGCAAGGATCGATTAACGATCTAAGCACTGACTGGCGTGTCACTACGTTCTTCGGTGTAACGATGCGTGATCCGTTGAAGGCTGGCATTTTAATGGGTGGTCAAACACCTTAACCGTTAGGGGGCTTCGGCCCCCTTTCTTTATTATCTGGAGAAACACATGAAAGAAGTTATCCCTTTATACAATCGATCCGAGTTTCCAAAATGGGTGGGCGGTGAGCTTGTCCGAGATGAAGAGCAAGAATCAGCGGTAGTTGAGAAGCAGGTAGCCGCAGCCGAAGAAGAGAATAAGAAATTAAAAGCCGAAGAAGCCGCTAAAAAAGCCGCAGCCAAGGCAGCTAAAGAAGCCGAAGAAGCCGCTAAAAAAGGTAAGGAATAGCCTCATGGCAACAGCTAACGAAATTGTTCAACTCTCATTAAAGTATCTCGGTGTACAGAACCAACTTACACCAGCAGACCCACGAGTAGTTGCTGACACCTTTGATGAGTTAGTTGATATGTTGAATCGCTGGGCATCGGTGGGGATCGATTTAGGTATTACGATCCCTGCCAATATCTCAGACGAGCTAGGTAACCCTGCTGAGACAAAGACGGCCTTAGCTTCTGCGCTTGCGTTAGAGGCTTTACCTGTTGCTAAAGTTGATGTTACGCCAAGACTGCTTGCGAAATACAAACGCGCGTACCGATCATTAAAAGCAGCATACGGCAAACACCCTCAGCAAATGCTTCCCTCGTCACTGCCTATGGGTGCGGGTGTTAACTTAGGCCCGCGCAGTAGACGATTCTTTCCTGAGCCTGCGGTAGTAGGCACCGATGATAATAATGCGCTAGGAACATAAATGGCCTCAGTAACCCGAATATCAAACCTAACAAGAGTCACCGCCATACAGCCAGAGGACATTATTCCTTTTGGCCCACAGTCGGGTGATTCTGCGCGAGGAATTACTAAGACAAACTTTTCTCGCCAGCCTGTTTATTCGGTGAGTGAGTTACCGGTCGGTGTAGCGGGTGACACTGCTTACGTCAGCAATGGTGCGGCGGGTGATCCTGTGTTGGCGTTTCATGACGGCGCAAGCTGGTTACGCTGTGACACATTAGCTGTGGTAAGTGTATCGTGAAGGTGCCTTTACCCACCGGCATTACCGGTGATAACGACATACCTAAGCGTAAAGAGTATTTGGTTAATCTGTACAGCACAGAAGACGCATTGATTCAAACGCCGGGCATATCAGCATTATCAACAGGTGATGGAATCTGTCGTGGCGCGGTTACATTTCAAAATGAATACTATCAAGTTTCGGGGAGTAACTTAATCCGCATTAGCTCAAGCGGTATTAAAACCGTGATAGGTGCAATAGCCGGTACAGCCGATGTTGTTTTTGCACAGTCCTTTATTGCTTTATGCATAGTTGTAAAAAGTGGTGCGGGTTATTTTTACTCTCCTTCTACTGGTTTACTGCAAATAACAGATCCCGATTACTTTCCCTCGGTTGATGTTGATTCAATTAACGCACGATTTGTTTTTGTGCCTGCCGATGGTGGGCCTTTATTTTATACCGATGTCAATAACTTAACCGACATCCCAAGCCTTAACTTTTTTGATGCTGAATTACTGCCTGATAACAATAAAGGAATTATTAACTTAAGGAATGATTTACTCGTAGGTGGTACGGACTCGTTTGAGGTATTTAGAGATCAAGGCGACCCAGATACGCCGTTTATTCGCGTCGATGGTGCCGCTGTTGAGACAGGGTACGTTGCTGCAAAAGCCCGCTATAAAGATACCTTCTTATTCTTAGGTCGTGATCGTGATGGCTCGTTTGGCTTCTTTGCCATGTCATCCGGTGATGCCCCTCAAATATCTAACTCAGCTATTGCAGAGTTACTAAACGAAGAATACACCGAAGATGAGCTTAATCTTTGCACCTCTCAAAGGTTCACATGGAAAGGCGTAGACATGGTTTGCTTCCGTCTTGCTCGCCATTCACTACTTTATTTTGGTAACGACTGGACATACATGCAAACAGGTATAGATCCTGATGACACACTACAGCCGTGGTCAGTTAATCACCTGTCATTTGCTTACGGCAAATACTTAGTAGGCAGTGCAGATAATAATTCAATAGGCATTCTCGCTAACATCAACACAGAGTATGGCGAAAAGATTGAGCGGCAGATTAATACGTTCGTGAAGGCTGATAGAAATGCCTACTTTGAAATAGATTCCGCCATGCTCGATGTAACCGCTGGCACAAGCTTCACAGAAGGAACGGTAGGCCTTTGCGGCAGTAAAGATGGCCTCAACTATGGCGAACCGTGGTGGCAGCCCCTCGGCGCACAAGGTCGCACAGAACAGCAGGTGAGGTGGACAGGCGGCTTAGGCGTATTTGAATCGTTTCTTGGTTTAAAGATACGCACCACAGCCGATGTTAAATTCTCAGTCGATGGATTTCTAATCAATGTCTAATTTACCCAAGCATGGCGACAATATTATTGATCGCAGAAAAGATGCAACCGGCCGAGAAAAGCTAGTCGCCTCATTTCAATTCCAGCAGTTCTTAGATGACCTTGGCACCGCAGAATCAGGCAGCACTCAAATCATTAATCAAAGCCTTATAAGCAGTGCGTTGGCGCGAATAGCCGAGCTAGAAACCGTCTCGCCGCTAACCTCTGATGACACAGGGTTCTCGGTAGACTCAACCCTATTAACCGTGGATATGACCCTAGCATGACACAGCAAATAATTAATGTCGGCGCAGCTGCGAATGATAGAACCGGTGATTCGTGGCGTGATGCATTTATAAAAGTAAACGCAAACACTTCAGAGCTTTATACAAGCGTGGCGAACAATGTTGTCGTTATAAATTCAGAAGCCGACTTCCCCGTGCAAGATGCATCAACCATAACATTATCAAAAAACTTTCTTTACTTTATCGGCTCACCGGTCTCAACCGCCAAAAGTTTTAACGGTGATGGTATTAACATTTTAGGCTTAGGTATTACGCCCGACGCCCAGCTAACGTACACCGGTGTTGGTGTTATGTTCACAATGACAAGCGGCCTTATTAATATAAGAAATTTAATTTTTGACTGCCCAAACGGCACAATATTTTCAATGAGCGGGTCGGGCGGCCCCGGTGTTGATTCTCAGCTATTAGTCACTAGCTCAAGATGCTTTAACTGCATGAATATAGGGACACTCAACGGCCTAGATGCTGTTGTGTTTGATATTTGTGACTTCACCAACGTCACAGGTAATGGTTTTGTTTTCGCAGGCACAGGCTGGTTAGTGCTTAGCTTAAGCCGCGTGAGCATGGCAGGCTTTACTAGCAGTATCGCTATCGATCTTGGCACAGCCATATTCGGTGAAGTAGAGTTGCGTGACATTATCGCCGTAGGTGATGGAGCCTCTACAGCCATATCGGGCTTAGCTGCTAACGGCAATATCGTGGCTGGTTCTATCGGTGAAATAAAAGATTGCAACCTATCTAATATAGGCACAGCACTAGCAGGTATTGATGAGCAGGACATTCGCTGGCGAGTAAGAGACAACGCGGGCACAGTTAATAGTCGCTATGCCGCCGATGGATATATCACCATTGCTGAAACAGTCACTATTAATACTATCTCAGTATTTGAAGAAATAGCCGGAGTTAACTGGGTAAACACAACGCAAGACAGATTCACCACATCAACTAGCGGTGTTATCACCTACAACGGCCAAGAAACCATAGAGGTTAAAATATCCGGCATAGCAACCGTTGAGAAAGTGGGCGGCGGTGCAGATGAAATAGCTGTACGTGCCGCGGTTAATTGGGTATCAGGTGGCGGGCTAGTGCAGTCGGGTGCCATTACAACCAACAGCTCACCCACCTCGGTGCCTATTAACGCATTAACTGAGTTATCCACCGGCGATAATATTCGCTTAATTGTTGCCAATAACGGCAGCACCTCCGATGTTGTCGTCAATGTAGCATCGTTGAGCGTGGTCTCAGCATGACAGATATCATCTTAATCAATAACAAAACAAACACAGCAGCTGATACCCGTGATGTGTTTTATAACGCCACTGATAAGTCAGTAACTATCACCGCGTTTACAGCGGCTAACAGTACCGAATCATCAAAGAGCTATAAAGCGTATATCACCGCAACACTGGGTGAAGACGTAGACCCTGTTCAGCCTTTCACTATTGTAGTGAGAGACAAAGCAAGTTTAGGCATTTACTTATTAGCTCAAAAAATTCCAAAAGGCGGCGCACTCGAAATAGAATCGAGCGATGCTGATTCATTATCATTTTACGTGACAGGTAGGCAGGATTAGTTATGGGATTATTTAGCCAGTTTGGGGAGATAGCAAGCAAGATTCAGGCTCAGAATGACGACACAGGTGTCAGTGATATATTTAAACAATTAAATTTAGGCGTTGAAGGGCTACAGCCATACGCAGATGCTGGCATACCAGCATTAGCAGGATTAGAGCAGGGCTCAACACTAGAAGGGTTTGGTGGTGGGTTAAGCGATATCTTTAATTCACCTGCTATTCAGCCGCTGATACAAGATCGTATGCGCGCAGCTGACTCAGCTTTTGGCAGCGCAGGTTTAACACGCTCAGGTGGAGCTATACAAGCCGCTGCTGACATCCCTACTGAGCTAGCCATGATGATTGAGGAGTTAATCAATGGACGTCAGAGCCAGCTTGCAGGCCTTGGAGTGGAATCAAGCGCAACCAGTGCAGGCTTAAGAAACCAAGCAAGCCTTGGTCGCGCTGACGTACTTGCTGATCGCTTTGCAACACAGACAGGTGCTGATCAGGCCAGCAAGGGTCGGAAGCAAGATCGCCTCATGACTGGCTTAAGAACTTTCGGATCGATAGCAGGCGCGTTTTCAGACAAGCGATTAAAAACTAATATCAAGCCTATTGGTAAGATTAAAGATCTCACTGTTTATGAGTGGGATTGGGTTGAGGGCGTACCAGAAGAGGTAGGCAAAATGAATACCGGATTCATGGCGCAAGACGTTGAAGAGAAATACCCAGAGTTCGTCAATGAGATGAACGGATTCTTAACCATCGACTATCAAAACTTAATGAACAAACTTGAGGTAGCTCATGCCTAACCTTTTTGAAGATTACATGCTCGGCGCAGAATTTAAGCGTGGGCGCGATGATAGAAAGCGAACATCAGAACTTGCAGGTTTAGTTCAGCAGGGTGATGAAAGCGCTATCAATGAGATGGCTCTATTAAATCCTGATGCGCTGCGTAATCTTATGACGCTGCCCGGCTTAGGTGATACTACTAGGGCAACGCAAGAAACCGCAAAGCTTCAATCGCTACAAGCACAAGCAGGGCAAGAGCGTGTTCGTTTATTAAAAATCAACGAAAACTTAGGCGCCGCTTTAGCCGGTGGCCCTGAGAATCTGCGCGTTAATTTAGCGAAAATGGCAGAAGGCAGAATCAGCGAGGATGATCCTGATTTTAATCTCGATGAAGTGGCCGAGATGATGCAAATGGCAACCACCGAGCCAGAAAAAGCCTTTGCTCGCCTGCAAGAAGAGGCTACCAGTGTTGGCTCGCAGCTATCAACGATAGATCAGATATTGGGCAAAGAAAAAGCCCCTGCTTCTACGCAAATAGAAAAATTGATCAATGCAAGAGATGCAGCCGAAGTAGCAGGTGATAGTCGAAGAGTTCAAATTCTTGATAACGCGATAAATAAAGCTACAGCGGCGCCAACAGACCAGAAAACAACTAACATTAAAGATTTTGAGTTTGCAAAAAGCCAAGGATTTAAAGGAAGTTTTAATGACTTCATGAGGCAGGGACAAGGGCTCAGTAAGGCTAACGAAGAGGAGCTTAAGGCAACCGTTAAAGCGAATGTTGCGCGGCTGTCAGACCTGAAAAAGACAAAAAAGACACGAGACTCATCGATTGTAAAAGCCAGACGATTCCTTAGAGCTTTTGAAAGTGGTGATGCCGAATCCGGCACAACGCGAACCGTTGCAGGTTTTCTCCCCGGCGTATTTAGTGACCAAGCTCAGTTTGATCAAGAGCTCGATGCGTTCGCCGAAGTTGCCGCCAGAGAAAAGCTAAAAGCAGTGGGTGAAATAAGGCCTACCGATGCCGATGTTGAAGGCATGAAGCGGGCACTATTTGGTGTTGGCCGAGATGAAAAAGTCAATATCCAACTTCTTAGAGAGTTCATTAGCGAGCAAGAAAATCAAAATGATGAGCTTGAAGACTTAATCGAAGCCAAAAAGCGAGGCTCGCTTTCTTCATTTACCGGCGGTCGTGGCCCCGGCAGTAGCCTTCAAAATCTATCTGATGAGGAGTTATTAAATTTCTAATGGCAACCCCACAAGAGAACATAAAACGCCTTCAAGAAATATCAGACCGAGGGTTGCAGGATAGCCTACCTCCAGAAAAGAGGGCTCGCTTTGATGAAGCGGTTAAAAGAGGGCTTATTCTTTCAGAGAATACCTCCGCAGAGACTCAGATAGGTGGACTCGCGCCTGAAACGCCTCTTGCCGGAAAAGACACCGGTAATGAGTTTTTCACCGAAAGCCAGCCTCCGAATGCAAACGCTAATCAGGGGAGCGGCCTTGCAGACGCCGCAATTGATGCCGCAAGCACCGTATGGAATGCCGGAGGAGACTTCGCCTCAGCAGTAAATAGGAGCGTAGTGGGCGGGGTAGACTTCTTCACCCTTGATCAAGTCAATAACATCCTTCAGCTAGCAGGAACCGACAAACGAGTGCCTACTCTAAGCCAAGGTGCAGCAGCCTTGGGCGCAACACAGGGCGGTAATTTAGAGCCCGGTCTATTGCAGGACGTTGTTACCACGGCAGGCAATACCGTTCCTATAGCATTAAGTGTGGGTGGTTTAGCAAGAAACGTCGCCTCAAAACTTCCCGCAATCCAAGAGGGTACAGAATCCATAGGTAAAGGCATTGCTAGGCAGTTTGGTGTAGGCAGCCCCGCCAGTGATGTGGCTGCGGCAGGCTTATCTAGCGTAGGCGCCGAATTAGGCGAAGAGATCGGTGGAGAAACCGGCAAGCTTATTGGCTCAGTTGTTGCGCCACTAGCTCCAGCCGCTATAAAGAGCGCCACAGCACCTATAAAAACGCTCTTTCAGCAAGCTGCTCAAAACAAAGCGCTTAAAGATGCCGTGCCAGATATTACACAATTAAAAACGCAAGCTAGAAGCCTATATAAACAAGTTGATGAACTTGGCGTTTCGATTAATCAAAAACCATTACAGAACCTATCTAACAGCATCGCCTCATTAATAAAAAAAGAAGGCTTTAATGCGCGCATACACCCTAAAGTGAGTGCCGCCTTAGATGAGGTTGCTCTCCTTACACAAAAGTCCATGACCATTAGCGAGATAGACACCATGCGTAAAGTGGCAAGGTCGGCAGCGCGAAGCATCGACCCTGATGAAGCAAGGCTTGGCAGCATGATGGTCGAAAAAATAGATAATTTTGTCGGCAATATCCCTACTGGCGCCATTTCTGGTGGTAATGCAAAAACAGTAAGCCCGTTACTAAAAGAGGCGCGAGGCTTATGGGGTAGGGCTAAGAAATCCGAACTATTAGACGATGCTTTTGAGCGCGCACAAAACCAAGCCAGTGGGTTTGAAAACGGCTTAAGAACACAATTTAGATCAATACTAAACAACAAAAAGAAATTGGGCTCATTTAACGCCGAAGAAATAAAAGCTATGCAACTGGTCGTTAGAGGAGGTAAAGCCGAAAACATAGCCAAAGCACTTGGTAAGTTTGGGTTTACAGAGGGGCAGGCAACGTCTGTTCTTATGCCTACGCTGGGCGCTGGGATTGGTGGCGCTGTAGGTGGTTTTGGCGGCGCTGCTGCGGTACCTCTTTTAGGGACTGGCGCAAAGAAACTGGCGGAAAACTTAACTAGAAGGAACGCTGAATTAGCCGCAGCTATGACCAGATCAGGCAGCAACGGCAAACAAATTGTTTCCAGTTATTTTAAGTCGATGCCAAAAAATCAACGGTCAGTAGAAGAGCTAACAGGTCTGTTGCTGCAAAACAAAGCAATAGTAGACCCCTTAAGACAATCATCTAACAAAATGGTAGCCGATGCCGCTTACTTCGCGTCAGTTATTATGTCCGCTAAACCTGATAGTAGCGAACCTAATGAAGATGCTGTGAAGTAAAACGGGAATCAACATGTACAGAAACTGCGCAAGTGAAAAGTTATCAGTGGACGAAAGAAATGCGAAGCCCAATAAGCAGATGTTACCGCCATTAAAATACCTGTTAACTCCTAAAGGATGCTTGGTATTGATGCGCGTTGCATCATGAAAAAGGGTCAGGCAGATTAATATACAAAGCAGCTCCGTATTTTCGCGAAAGGCGCTATATACAATTAGAGCGAGTAGGAAAGAATTAGGATTTTTCATGTAGCTAAGCACGGTCAGCTCCTTAACGATTAATCAAAATAAAGCCCAGTAGTGGCAATTTCGTCATACATACTTTTAATATAGCACAAAACTTAACCCGCTACGGCGGGTTTTTTATTGGATAAAATATAATGAGCAAATACATTAATGAGTTTCCCCAGCACCTAGTAAGCCCCGGTGTGCCTGCGTTTAATTACAGGGTTTATTTTGGTGATCCGAATCAAAACCCGCTTACTAACCCTAAAACGGTCTACTCTGATGCTGGCTTAACTATCCCTATTGCCCAGCCGCTAATATTAAATTCAGACGGCCTTTACGGGCAGGAAGTCTTTTTAAACGGTGAGTACTCAATCCAAATCAACACACCCTCAACTGTAGCTAATCCTAACGGGGTTATATGGCAGTCAGCACCGGCTATAACAGGTATTGCAGGATCACTTAATACCGTCTCTACGGTCGCAGAGGCCAAAGCAAGTACAAACCTGCTCGATGGTCAAGGTGTGTATATATTGGGCTACTACGCAGCAGCAGATGGCGGTGGTGGTATGTATGTCTATGATGCTTCTAGTGCTGCTACAGCGAATGACGGGACTGTGCTTGCGTTAGATACGTTGGCGGGTAGGTTGTTACATGGTGAGACTACAGCTATTACTGTTAAAACGTTCGGTGCTGCCGGTAATGGGATTGCGGATGACTTGGCATCTATTAATAACGCTTTATCGCTTGGCATTAAAATATCTGTGCCTAAAGGCGTTTATATGCTCGGAGGTCGGTTGGTCGCTCACGAAGGATCCGCGCTGGTCGGCGAGGGGCGAGAATCAGAAATGCGATTTACAAACGCGGCGGTAGCTACGGGCATCACTATGCTCATAAACAGCGGCTATGACACTCAGGGCGGTTATACAGCAGCGGGTAACATCACAATAAGCAACATGACTTGGAATGACCGAGGAGACTTAGACACAACCAACGGTAGCGGCTCAAATAACGCGCTGCTTTTTGCGCACGCCAAAAATGTTCATGTGCATGATTGTTATTTTCCACAGCACAAATACCACGCCGTTGACTTTGTCGGCTGTGCGGACTCCTCAGCTTATAGAAATACCTGCGAAAACGGCAAATCATCTGCGATTCAGATAGATCAAGCAGTGGCAGGCACGAACTATAACGTTTTTGGCGATGACACTCCTTGCATAAATGTGGATGTTATGGATAACAATATATTCTCACCTTGTTATGATCCGGACGCACCACAAGGCTTTGTGGGCGGTATACATATTCATAGAGATGCGCATTCCCATATAGATATACACCACAATCATTTGCAGGGTCCGTTTCAGGGGGTTTTTGCTGATCCAAACGTCACACATAACCATCTAAATATTTATAAAAATACGGTGCTGGGGATTAATCGTGCAGGAGCTAGTGTAGATATCAACCCGAACCATAACTTTGGGATTAGGCTTTTATGCGCCGCAAACAATAGCAGCGTTTATAAAAACACCGTCTCTGATTTTAACAAAGGCGGGATATACAGCGGCTACTCAGTATCGCCGCTAGCCTTTACTAAGGGCTTCAGCGTTGAAGATAATGACATTTTACGATGCTTAGAGGATTCTATATTTATTATAAATCACGAGTCCGGCCTAAAATGCAGAGGTAACACTATTGACTTGGCCGCAGATAATACGCGGGGCATTTTTATCGACGGTGCCGACCGGTTAGTATGCTCTGATAATGAGATCACCGGCAATGGCCCTGCTAGCGAGTGCGCAGGTATAAGGATTGAAAATGGGGCGGTAACTGTAATAACAGGCCAAGCAAATGAGAATAGAGTTTACGACTGTCAGTATGCTATTGACATACAAAACGGATCAGGCTTTGATCTATTCGATAACACGCTAAAAAACAACGCCACACCATTTATTATTATCGGGCCGACAGCTTCAGTAAACCACGAAAGAAATGTGAAGTTCGATTCTGGATGGGTTGCGATTAATGCAGGTTCTGAGGTTTCCAGCGCTCACAATTTATCCATCATACCTACCAATATAGAGTTGTTTGTCTCTCCAAACTCAGATGGATCGTCAATGCGCAAGGCTGTACTCAACACCTCAGGGGCAACTTCAGGAGTATGGATAACAGAAATTGGAATTTCAACAATGCTGGTCAGGGCTGGGTCTGCCGGAGCTATCGCAGGCATAAGCGCAACCGGAATTTACGGAGTAGCGGCAGCTAACGGCTATTTTAGAGTTAAAGCAACAGCATAATACAGGCCTAACTCTCCATCATTCTCAATATAGCCAAGTCCGCCTTATAAGCGGCTTGGTTAGCTTGCTC